GTCTTGGAAATTGTATGGAAGAGTTGTTTATACATATCTCGAACACTCGCTGTTTCATCTGGATACCTTTTGTAATATTCAACAATCGACTTATGAATCTCGTTGAAATCTTCATCTGTAAAAGACATATTTTTCCAATCAAATGAACCACTCTCGGATTCCTTATTCTTCATGGAAACCTTGACACCAGTCTCTACACAAATTGCATCAGGGTTTTGTTTTGTCCCCCCCGCATGTTTCAAATGGCCCAATTTTTCACGAATCGGTGCGAGCTTTGGGTTGTTGTTGACCATATATATCGTACTGATCTCATTGGCGATACCGTCATGATGGTTTCTACCATCGGTGGGGAACATATTTACTACTGTTTTTTTAATATTCAATCTACCACTTAGGGCTTAAAGTTTAGAAACTAACTATAACTATAATGTCCTTAGAAACTGACTACACCACCGTTCCCGGACAAGTCTTTGCGTGTCTCTCCATCATCGGCCCAGAGGCACCCCAAAAGAATGATAAGTTTGGTATCAAGATTCGTGGTGCATTCACAACTCGCGATGAAGCAGCTAATCACGCCAAGCGTCTTCAAAAGGAGGATCCCACATTTGATATTTACGTCGTAGACATGTACAAGTGGCTTCTCATCCCTCCCGATCCCACGAAGATTGAAGATGTACACTACACCAACGAGAAATTGGAGGAAATCATGTCCGGTTACAAGGAGAACCAGGCCCAAGCTGCGCGTATGTTCCAAGAACGTAAGCAAGGGATGGCGGAAACTAAGACTCATCACGTACCCGGTGATGAGAACTCAATGTTCTATACGAAGCCTGACGAAGCCCCACTTCCCCACCCCGCGGAGGTTCTCGAGCGTCTCAAGAAGGAGAAGCCTGATACTCCAATGGAAGAACTCGTAAAGGAAGCAGATGCCATTGTTGCTACCGAATTAGAAGAGCGTAAGAAGCAGCGAGAGGCCGACAATAAACTTGAAGATGTGAAAGAGGAGGCTTAATTTTATAAAAATATCCATATACAATAAACATAATGATCAAGATACTTGTTACAATTATTTTGGTCAGTGCTTTCTTTATTTTGTTTTTTAACCCATCATTTGATTTAAAAAACAAAAAGGAACCCGAAGTCAGTACAACTGCTGGCTTCATCGAAGATACATTTAGGGGTCCATTCGTGGATCATTTTATACCCCCGAAATATGGGGATATAGGAACATTCTCTGCATACTCAACTATACCTGATGATCACTGGTTACATGGATTTCCACATGAGAGTGGTAAAATAGAAATCCCCGATGAAACGAAGGATGAAAAATTAAAGAGACGTTTAGATGAGATTAAGAATACCTGAGAATAACCGGCTGCATAGTTTTCCCCATAAAAAAGCCTAAAAGGAATACAGCAAACGCGATAATCCAGGTGGATTTATCAATTTTGGAAAATATATCATTTTCTTGTGACTGTACTGGCGGTGGAGGTGGATAATCCATGTAATAAGGCATCGGTGAACCCATTTCCTGCTCCGGTTCCTGTTGATCGGGAACCTGATTATCTTCTCGAATCATGGGATCCATAGTTGGGTTATATTCAATGGGGTTACCGATATCAGTTTCCATTTTCTAATATAGAATTTGTTTTTTTAAGCATCTTCTTCCTCACTTTCACTCTCGTCATCGACGATAAAATCCTCGAGATTTCCATTATCGTCCGCGTCGTCATCATCCTCTTCCTCACTTTCATCTGAGTAACACTCATCTTCCGTATCCAGGTCAGAGTCAAAATCTGTATCGTGTTCTTCGTCCCGATAATCATCATCAACCTTGTCCTCTGTAGGTACAAACGCCTCAGGTTTCTTTACCTTTCTTCCTGAACGAGTGATCATTTACAGTTTAAAGAATTTTACTGTTTAAGTACCTTTATAATCTTTGTATCTAGACAATGTGTTCTCGCTGTACTCTTTTTACATTTAGGACACTTTTGTACAATTTTAGTGCCGTCTACGATATATGTCATTACACATGATTCGTGTAGTCCACCGATCGTTTCACAATATGTTGATGTCGTGAGCGCCATGTGCTTATTTTTAATTTTCACGACGGATACAACCTTGAGATCGTCTGGTGCACTCATATTTTTCCGAATGAATGTTTCGAGAAGGGGTTTGACGTCATTCTGATTCACTTGGGGTTTCTCGACACGTTTCTTAATCTCTGGACAATTCTTGATATCGATGTACAACTTATCAATTGTATGCTTTGGAAGAATGTGTCTCCTCCCACAAAAATTTTTACAGAAACCATCGTGACGCCCCCTGAGGGTCTCACATTCACAAAAGCATTTCTGTATGATTTCTTTACCGCTTATGATAAACCATACATGATTGGATCTATGACCTCGTTTGATATTTTCACAATACTTGGAGTTTGTGGAGACGAGAAAACAATTTTTATGTTTGAAAATCTTCGTCACTGAGGCATTCTGTTGTCCTTCCAAATTCTTCTGAACGAATGTCTCGATTTCATATTTAATCTGCTCATCATTAAGTTCATCCTTCTTCTGGGCTACTGTGAAACTACCTTCCCTAAGTTTTGAAGATGGTGATTCAACGATAGTATTTTGGGGAACATCTGTTCGTACTACAATCATACGTAAATTTTCAACGGAAGCTTCTTGTTCTATACGTATGATAGAACTCAGTGGACCATATACATATTTAAATACTGGGAGATAGGCAAGTTGGTCTATCTTACCACCCACACATTCAGTACATCCTTGGCCATTACATGCATCATGTTTTGCCTTTTTATATGACCACGGCATACGGAAACCACTTCCCATTGTTTTTCTAGATACAGAACCATACACAGCGGCATCTACGACTTCATTCCAATTGACACCACCCTTTGATCTAGTGAGGGTTATGATAATATGTTCCCGAAGTGCGACCGCCGAAGCCTGATCCACTACGAGACCATACCAATTTAAATGAACACCGGTTTTGATTTGGTCTCCATATGGTTTCGGTGGGGCTAGTGATATAATACAGTCGCGACCACCGTGACGTTTCACTTTATCACAAATAATTTTACAAATATCCTTGATCTCATCAAGGTTCAACGCTTCATTACCCTTATAATCGATATCTACGAAAAAGTTATAGGTTTCCGTCTTCTGTTCCACGACATAGAGTTTCTCTCCACACTTGACGGCTTCTACGTACTTTTCGTAAAATTTGTCCAATTTATCAAATGGTACGGAGAGTTTTCCACCGTCCAATAGCACATGTGATAGATTGGATGCATTATTAATTTTTTGTGAAGCACACCAACTCTTAAACATAATATATTAAGGTGTTTCTTCTCTAAACCTTCGCATACATGAAACATCTTGAAATTCTTGAGTTTGTGAGAGATGCTTCTTTATAGTGAGAAGCTCATAAACTGTTTTGTCTTCATTTTCTTTGAACCACATCTGGATCTCTTCCGCACAGAGACCCCTGTTCTTATCTAGGAGTTCACCAAGTTGTCTTAAGATGTAAGCTTTCGACTTCATTATTTAATAGAGAAGGTTTTTCTATTGAGAGAACTTATACACGCGTAAAATTGAGGATTTCTGATGACATTATCTATGATGAGTTTCCATCGTTTACGACCATTAAACTCCTCGAGTGTATCGTAGCTCATATAATCATTCTCATCGTATGTTTTTCGTATGGGTTGGTTTAAACTTTTTTTAACACTTGTTCTGTACTTTTCTTCATAAAATTTCTTTATTTGTGATTGTTGTTCAGATTTTGTATAATTTACAAAGAATATAAAGACGTTATATTCAAGATCCACTGTTGGACTTTCCTTGACTGTGAACTTGAATTCTGTATATTCACCATTTTTAAGTGAGACAACACCTCTTGTCTCTTCTTCGAGTTCTCGTAAGGCACAGCGAAGGGGGTTGGGGATTTCTCGACGTCTACACCCACCTGTGACGAAAATCCAATCCTTAAATCTCCAATCTCTTACAGTCAGAAACTTTGGTTTCCCATCTGCAAAAGTTATCGGTACTGCTATCGCTTTGTACTTTTTCATTGCGCATTCGCAAGTTACAATAAGATGATATGTTTATTACTCTGATTTTTCATTCACGGGCTCGGGCTTAGACTCGGGTTCAGGTTTGGGTTCAGGCTCTGGGGCACTGAGTTTCTTCACGACCTGTGTGGAAAAGGTTTTAAAAGAATTCATTTCTTCCCTCGTCTTGTTCATCTCCTTAAATAAGTAGATAACACCTAGTGCACAAACGATAGTTGCGATGGTTAACAGGGTTTCACGGTTAATTGGGATCATTATACAATTGTATACATTTTCTTTTTTAAGTAATTACACCCATCTTAGTTTTCCCCTGGGAAGGGCAATCATAGGGTGTCTGAGCAAATTGAACGGCTTCGTAATGCGCGTGTTCACACGATTTATCTGTTGAAGGTGTGGGCTGACCAACAAACTTTTCGAGTGTCCTAGATTTAGGATCGTACGTCAATACAAAAACGATGGCGAGGAGGAAAACAATCTTCCAAAACATAGTTACTAATTAGTTAGAATATAATAGACCACCCATACCATTTTCGATCCGGAGGACATTGTAGTTCACAGCGTAGATATCCTTTTTACAGATGTCTTTGTCGTTAATAATACGAGCCGAATCCAGACGAGAGAAGTTGAGGGAACCAGTGGGCTGGAGTTTGGAGACATCCAGACAGAAGGGGTAGAAGAATAGTTTCTTAGCGGTGGTAGCGTCACCATTGGAAGAATGGTAATACAGCGGTACGGTGGTAAAGTGGGGATCGGCAAATTTGAAGTCGGCGACATCGGTACCGTTGATCTGAAGCTTGAGCTTATTTCTATCCGCGAGGATGTCGAGAACAGATGAGTCCGCTGAGGCGATATACTTCACGGGGTGGTTGAAGTTCATCTCTTGTATCTTGGACTGGGATGCAATCGCCTTCTGGACCTGGGTCATGATCATGTTTTGGGGGGACCCCGCGAACATCTCACGCTCCTGGGTGTCCAGGTAGGCGTAGTTCGTGTAGACATCCCACTTACGGCTAGCATCCGCGGCTTCAGCACCCCATGTGATACGGAGCTCGACATCATGGTACTGGAGCGAGATGAGAGGGAGGGCCGACTGCCAGTTCTCACAGAAAGAGAAACGGAGTGGGTAAAACCGGGTGTTACCGAGAGCACCAGCGATAGACTTCGAATAAGAGCTAGCCGATAGGGAGGGGGCGATGAGAGTAGAGAAAAGAGAATCTTGTTCATCGATCACCTGACCCCCGATTAGGAGTTCAACCTTCGAAATCACGTTTCTCCAGTCGGATACAGGGAGGGTCTTGGTCCCATCATTGGCGACGAGGTAGACATAGCCGAGCATATCACCCTTGCGCTCGAAGCGGATGGTGGACATACCGTTGTTCGAGACGTTGCCTTGAATGACCTGACGCTCGACAGTTTGGGAAAAATTCGTGTGACGTTTGTAGGTGGACCTGAAGAAAGACACCTCGGGCTGACCGACAAGGTGCACATCCTGGGCTCCGACCGCGACGAGTTGGGCAATACCACCAGACATTTTATATTATATGGAGACTTTATTTTTAAGCTCGGGGCGAAAGTCGGAAAGACTTCCCCCCGTTTAGATACGAGTGGCTTCGCCACTCGGGAGGGCGACTCACAAAGTGGGAGGCACTTTGGAGGAAAATTGTTTACGGACTTGGCTGGACGGGCCAAACAGGGTTCACTGGATCTTCGGTCGCTGTGGGGAGATCCCTAAGGGCTTGGCGGTACTCAAACCAGGTCTTTTGTACCGCTAAAGTTGAGTGAGGATAATCCAGAGTAGCATACCTATCAGTTTGTCCGAGACGCTTGTTTCGCTCGGTGCGGAGTTCCTTGAGGGGTTGGGCATCGAGGAGTTCTTGGAGTTTGGCCTCGAACTCTTCCTTTGGGGGTTTTTCGTAGCCTTCGGGGAATTTTATGGACTCATATGTAGTATATGAATCGTAATCAAATACACCTGATTTTAATTCGTTCACGACTTTACGAACAAGAATTTGTAATTTATCTGGTTCCATATACCATTATTCTACAATTTATTTACAAGTAATGTACGATATGACCCCAAGCAGAATAAGATTGTTCTACCTCCGTTTTTTCGACAGATCTTGTATAATATACAGCAAAATCACCTTTATATAATTTTATATTCATGGTCGCATTTACAGTCCTGTGCTCGTTAGCTTCATACATAGCATCGACGATTTCCTCAAAGTAATAATCTAGTTCTGTGAAAGCAGCGCTTGAGCCACTTCCATACGCCCCTTCTACATTGACCTTAAGTCCGAGACCTATATAATCATTGGCTGTATGAAGATTTTGTAGGAGACCAACGGCTATACCGAAATTGTATATACCATCTGCTGGTGCTGTGAATTTAATGTATTTTCTACCGGCATAATCATGGAAACTCAAACAATTACCTATATTATAGTACAGTTCTGCCTCGGCGAATATAGGTAAAGGACTTGAATACGCTGTAGTATACGTACTATCTTGGGCACCGAAGACGCGGGCCGAACCACTTTTTTTAGATACCAGGAATGAGGGTCGAGATCCTGGTCCAACTGGTTCTCCCCCAACGTCTAGGAGAGCCCTAGGCTGGGAGGTCCCAATCCCTAGGCGCCCCGCCTTGAGGGTCATCCCCAACACCCCGTGACCAAAGTCCTCTTTCTGGTAGGCATAGAGTTGGTAGATCTCGTCGGAGGTCAGGGCCCGGTTGAAGAGGCGGAAGTTGGCGATGGAGCCGTCGAATG